CTATTTTTATTGCTGCAATTAAACAAGTTAAGAATGTTGAAACAGATGAAGAAGCGAGAATTGAACTTGCTAAGGATTTGCTTACTTTTGAACGTGGTAAGATATTTATTTCAGAACATATATTTGGCAAAGCACCAGACAAAGTTGAAACTAATTTGACTTTAAATGATTTCTCAATAAAGGATCTTGTTAACATTAAGTAAAATATATAACGGTTTATTTTCTGATAGTAGATACTTTGTAATTACTGGAGGTCGTGGAAGTGGAAAAAGTTTTTCAAATACTACGTTTTTACTAGCACTTACTTATGAGGTCGGTCACGTTATATTATTCACTCGTTATACACTTACTTCGGCTCATGTTTCAATCATACCAGAATTTATTGAAAAGATTGATATTATAGATAGACATAATGATTTCCATATTACTAAAGATGAAATAATTAATATTCGTACAGGATCAAAGATTATATTTAAAGGAATTAAAACAAGTTCAGGAACGCAAACGGCAAATCTTAAATCATTAGCAGGTGTTACAACTTGGGTACTCGATGAAGCGGAGGAGTTAACAGATGAAGAAACATTTGATAAAATTGATTTCTCCATTAGAAATAAAATAAAACAAAACAGGATTATTTTAATACTTAATCCAAGTACAAAAGAACATTTTATTTATCAAAAATTCTTTGAGAATAAAGGAGTGGAAGCTGGGACAAACATAGTTAAAGACGATGTCACTTACATTCATACAACTTATTTAGATAATATTGAAAACCTATCTAAAAGTTTCTTAGATCAAATAAATGATATTAAAGAAAGACGACCTGAGAAATATAAACATACTATTTTAGGTGGGTGGTTAGACAAAGCTGAAGGAGTTATTTATAACAATTGGAGGGTAGGTGAATTTAACAATGATAATGGTTCTGTATTCGGACAGGATTATGGTTTCTCAAACGATCCGACTACATTAGTCGAAACGTCAATTGATAAGGGTAAAAAACTTATCTATGTCAAACTACATATTTATCAAACTCAATTAGTCACAACAGAACTAGCACGTTTAAACAATCATTTTTCAAAAGGTGGTTTAATAGTTGGTGATAATGCAGAACCTCGTTTAATAGCAGAATTAAAACATCAAGGGAACAATGTCGTACCTTGCGTAAAACATAAGATTACAGAAGGTATTGAGATGCTACGAGATTTTGAAATGATAATAGAAGAAAATAGCATTGATTTGATAAAAGAATTAAATAACTATTCGTGGTTAGAAAAAAAATCTCAAACTCCAATTGATAAATACAATCACGCTTTAGATGCGTTAAGATATGCAGTAAGCTATCAATTAAGCAATCCAAATAAAGGTAACTATTCAATATATTAATTATGAAATTAGAACTTACAATACCAACAACTTTAGATGAAATACCTTTGATGCATTATCAAAAGTTTATGGAGGTTTCAAAGAATAGCACAGATGATGAATTTGTCGCTCAGAAAATGATACAAATATTTTGTGGAATTGAACTTAATGAAGTTGTTAAAATATCTTTCAATGATATGGTTGAATTGGTTAATCATTTTAATAAATTATTTTCTGAAATACCAAAGTTAAAACCTACATTTAAGATTAAAGATTTAGAGTTAGGAATTATACCAAACTTTGACAAAATAACGTGGGAGGAGTATATCGAACTAGAAGCACAGTTTAAAGAGTTTGATACATTTCACAAAGCAATGGCAGTATTGTACCGTCCTGTAACTGAAAAGAATAAAAACAATCAATATTTAATTGCGCCTTTTAATAACGTAGAGGAGTTTGGAGATTTAATGAAATATACTCCGTTATCAATTGCTTTAAGTTCACATGTTTTTTTTTGGAATTTAGAAAGGGAGTTACTACAAGCTACCATCAGCTATTTGGAGACGATGCTGATGAAGATGACGAAAGTAAACAAAGCGATTTTAGTGAAGAAACTCAATTTAGCAAACAATGGGGATGGTATCAGAGCATTTATGCAGTTGCAAAAGGAGATGTTAGAAAATTTGATGAAGTCCTCCGAATGGAACTATTTACCATCCTTAACTTTCTAACATTCGAGAAGCAAAAGAATAGAATTGAAATAAACCAATTAAAAAAACAAAGATTAAAATGAGTGGATATTACGACATAGTAACTAAATTATATGAGAGTGTAAATAATGATAGTTTAGTTAATCAAACTACAAAGGGAGACTTAGCAGCGGTTCTAACGAATAAACAAAATATGTTTCCGTTATGCCATATAATGGTAAACAATTCTACATTTGATAAACAAGTTTTGATCTTTAATATTTCAATTATTTGCATGGACCTAGTAGATTTTAGCAAAGATGAAACGGTTACTTTATACACAGGAAATAATAACGAGGACGACGTAATGAACACGACATTATCAATTCTTAATAGAGTGTACGAAAGTATGTATAGAGGTAGTTTATTTAGTGACTTATATCAGATTGAAAATGTGGCTAGTTGTGAACCTTTTTTCGATAAGTTCGACCAAAATGTAGCTGGTTGGACAATGACTTTTGACGTGGTTTGCCAAAATGACATGAGCATATGTTAGAAACTGAAAAGGAGTTAAAAAAGTTTCGTGACTACGTTATAAAAGAAAGTAGAAGTAATCTTACAAGACTTAAAAAGAATAGCTCTAAGAAGCTTTATAATAGCTTAAAAGGGGAATATAAGTTAATGGCAAATTCATTTAGCTTATATTTCTCAATGGAAGACTACGGTACTTTTCAAGACAAAGGGGTTAATGGTAAAAGATCAGTTTATACAACGGCATATAAATTTGGAACTAAAATGCCACCACCAAAAGCATTGGATAAATGGATAGTTAGAAAGGGTATTGCGCCAAAAGATAAGCAAGGTAGATTTATAAGTCGTAAAAGTTTACAATTCTTAATAGCTAGGTCAATATATTTCAATGGTATAAAACCAAGTTTATTTTTTACCAAACCATTTGAAGCGGCATATAAACAATTGCCAGGTGAATTAGTCGCTAAATACGGTTTGGACGCAATTAAGTTATTTAATAGTACAATAGAACAACCCAAAAAGAAATGAGTATAATTTTAACAAAAAGTCCTTACATAGTTAATGTTTCTGCGACAGGTTTAATTGGTGCAAAGGTTGAGATATTTATGTGGAAAACAGGCGAAACAGTCCCATTATTGCCTCAATATACATTAAGTAAATTAAGTCCTGCAAGCAATGTTACAAGTGTTAACTTTGATGTTGCGCCTTATTTAAATGAATTTATTAGTAGTAATTCTTATAATATTAATTCGATTACTGTTGATTTAAGTACTAATGTAAATTTATATACAAATGTTATAATTACAAAATATAAATTAGTAGGTACTACTTATACAGCAATTTCTATAATTCAATATACAGCATTTAAAGGATATATAGAACAAAAAGATGGTATTAATTCAGATTATGGTAATTATTTGCTAGATCAAAAAACTTATTATTATCATTATGATAGCTCAAAAACTTATGCTACTTTAAAAGCTGGTGATTTAACGGTTTTAAATATTGCACCGTTTGGGAGTGTTGGATTAAATTATATTTATACAAATTTAAGAACAGGCGCAACGGTTACAAATACAATTACAACGGGCCCAGATTTTAAAACTATTTACCGAGTATATCCTTCATATTGGGCTGATGGTAATAAACTTGAAATATTTGATATTGATTTAAATTTAAATGTAGCAGTATATTATTTTAAACCGATTACAGAATGTAGATATACTCCGATAACCTTAGACTTCATAAATAAATACGGAGCTTGGCAACGTGAATTTCTGTTTAAAAATTCTACTGATTTTATTAATACAGAAAATAAATCATATAAAAATTATAGAATAAATCCTAGTTCTTTTAACGCACAGGAAAGTTTGGTTACTACATTCAATTCAAATGGTAATGAAACGATTAAATGTAATACAGGATTTGTTGAGGAGGACTTTAAAGGTACAATTAAGCAATTATTATTAAGTGATAGGATTTTGATAAACAATCGACCTGCTACAATTACAACAAATCAAATTGAACTACAAAAAAACATAAATAATAAATTGATTAATTATGCTTTAGACTTCACTTTCTCAAATCCTATAATATGAATAGAGTAGTTGACATATATATTGAAGGAACGGAGCCAAATACATTACTTGGTTATGGTTATAACTACCTTAAACTAGATTTATTTGATGATGAAAAGATAAATTTAAGTAGTTCAATTCAGAATATTTCTGATATTTCAAAGGTTTATACAGATTTTACTCAATCTTTTACCGTTCCTGCATCAGAAAATAACAATAAAATATTTGAATACTTTTATCAAAACGATGTTGACGGTGCAATCGATCATAATTTACGTAGATTTGCGTACATTGAAATTGGATTAGTTCCATTTAGAAGTGGTAAAATTCAGTTAGAAGGGTCAAGCGTTAAGAATGGTAAGGTTGAATTTTATAGTATTACATTTTACGGTGACTTAATTAGCTTAAAAGATACTTTTGGAGTTACTAAAATAAATGAATTAAAATATGAATTTATTACACAACCTCAAAACGGTGTAGATGTTAAAAATAGAATTATAGATACAACTACTGATTACGATATACGTTATCCTTTAATTTCAAGTGAGAAATTATGGAGTTATGGAGATGCAACGAGTACCGATTTAAGCACCTCAACGGGTCGTATAGAAGCTGCGGAATTATTCCCTGCGGTAAAAGTTAGTAAGATATTTGAAGCAATTCAAAACGATTTTAATATTACTTTTCAATCTACATTCTTACAAACTGATAGGTTTAAAAAACTATTTTTATATTGTAAAAACATTGATAATATAGATGAAAAGAAATACGGTAAATCTTTAACATATACTAATATTACAGAAATTGCAGGACAAAGCACTCCGGCAAGAGACATATATAATGATGGTGTTTTTACTTTAGAAGGTTTGGAAAATGGTTTTCCTTTATTATCTGAAATGTTTTTTAATTTAGATTATATTTCAGTTCCTAATGTAATACTAGAAATTGAAGTATATGAGAATAATTCTTTTTTATATGGAGTTAAATTAAATTCAGCAATTGAAAATTCAGTAAAAATTTATGCAGTAGAAAGCACTAATAATTATAAATTTCAATTTACATTTAAAATTAAAACTTCAGAAACTTGTGATATTAAATATAATATTAGTGTAGATCAAACAAGTGACTATAATGTTACAGCTTTTGGAAGTACTACTCATTATCATGTGTTATATGGTGGTGTAATAGCTTATCAAAATACTAACTTCACTATTAACAATAGTTTTACTAGCATATACGCAAATATGCCCGACATTACAGTTGCAGACTTTTTTAGTGGTATATTAAAACAATTCAATTTAACTTGTTATTCAGTTGGTGTAGATACTTTTCAAGTTGAACCACTAGATATTTGGTATAGCAAAGGAGCTTTAATTGATGTTACTAAATACATTGATACAGATACAATATCAGTAGACCGTTTACCACTATATAAAAATGTTTCATTTACCTATCAAAAAAGTGAAAGTTTTATGAATAGAGAGTTCGCAGTTAGTGGACGAGAATACGGCGATATTTCAACAAATTACCCATACGACGGTGGGGAGTTTAATATTAGTGTACCGTTTGAAAATCTAAACTTTCAAAAGTTTTCTAACACTCCATTACAAGTTGGATATTGTTTAACTTCATCACCAGATTATAAACCTTATATTCCAAAACCTATATTATTATATTACAATGGTGCGACAACAACGGCACTTAGGTTTTACGACGGCACAACAGAAAGTACAATAACAAACGTAGCTTTATTTGGACAGGATTTATTATATAATAATCAAATTTATTCGCTTAATTTTTCAAGTGATAATTCGACATGGTATGAAACACTAATTAATAACTCATTATTTGCAGTTTATTATTTTGGTTACTTATCAAATCTTTTTAACACTAAAAATAGATTGACAAAAGTTAAGGCATATTTTCCTATCGGTTTAATTACTTCATTACGTTTGAATGATAGATTAGTTATACAGGATAAGAGATATATTATTAACACGATTAATTCAGATATTACTACGGGTGAAGTTAGCTTAGAATTAATAAATGATTTTAGACCAGTTATAAACTTATGATATACGAAATAGAGGGGTTAGTTCCAAATCAAACAAATATTGACGGGGTTACTTTTACAGGTAGTTCGGGAGTTACAATTTCACCGTCAACAATTACAACTGATACATTAGTTTATGCTACTGTTCCAAGTGATCCAAATCCTATATTTAATTTTAGAGGTGAAGAAAGTGATTATATTTTAAGAATGGAAAATGAAGCTTTTATTTTAAGAAGTGAACAAGGTGAGTTTTATGGCCCATTTGTAAACATGACATGGACTGATACTTTTGGAGTTGAATTTTTAGAACCTATTAATATTATCTTATGAAAAATTTATTACAATTATTAGCTATATCAAATTTTTACGGCGAAAGTGAAAATATAGATATTGCAAAGGGAAAAAACGAAATTCCTAAGACAACAAAAGAAGCATTTAAACAAGGTATTAGAAAAATAAAATCTAGAAAATATGGCAGAAACTAAGACAGTTAATTTAAATGTAGAAACGAATTTAGGTTCTTTAAAAAGCCAATTAAGACAAGCACAAAACGAGGTAAATGCATTATCTGAAAAGTTTGGTGCTACTTCTGACCAAGCGATTAAGGCTGCAAAAAATGCTTCGATTTTAAAGGATAAAATAGGTGATGCAAAAGCTTTAACAGATGCCTTCAATCCTGATGCTAAATTCAATGCTTTATCTAGTTCACTTGGTGGTGTCGCTAGTGGTTTCGCTGCTTATCAGGGTGCGATGGGACTTGCAGGAGTTGAAAGTAAAGACTTAGAAGAACAACTTTTGAAGGTTCAAAGTGCTATGGCGGTTGCGCAAGGACTTCAAGGATTAGGCGAAGCACGTGATAGTTTCAAACAATTAAAGGCGGTTGCTATAGATGCATTTAAAGGTATAAAAACAGCAATTGGAAGTACAGGAATAGGTTTGTTAGTTGTGGCGTTAGGTGCAATTTATACTTATTGGGACGACATTAAGGAATTAGTTGGAGGTGTTAGTGAGGAGCAAGCTAATTTAAACATAAAAGTAGAAAAAAATGTAACCTTAGAAAATGAAAAATTAGATAAAATAGGTGAACAGGATAATATTTTAAGGTCGCAAGGGAAAACTGAAAAACAAATTTTAGAATATAAAATAGCACAAATTGAGGCCGTACAATTAGCTTCTAAAATTCAACTTGAAAACGATTATATTACTAAAAAAAATCAAATTGAAGCTGCTAAAAGAAACCACGATTATTTAAAGGGTTTCTTAGATTTTGTAACGTTTCCACAAAAGAAACTTACTGAGTTCTTTTTTACTTTCGTAAATCAAGCAATTGGAGTTTTAAATAAATTGCCCGGAGTTGACATTGATAAATTCAATGTAGATAAAATACTAAAGAATTTTGACGGTGTAAATACTAAAATTGCAAATTTAATTTTTGATCCAAAGGAAACAACTTTAAAAGCTGATGCAGTCATTAAAGAACATAAAAAAGGATTAGTAAAATTAGAAAATGATAAGCAAGGTTTATTATTGCAAATCAAAAATATTGATAATGAAGAAATAAAAAGCAATAAAGATAAAAACGATCAAATAACAGAAGACAATAAAACAGCAGGAGAAAAACATAAACAAGATTTAATAGATAACGCAAATGCTTTAAATGAAGCTTTAGCAGAAAGTGATGCAGCTAGGCAAAAACAAAAACAAGACTTAGCAGCAGCGGATGAAAAAATGCGAGCTGATGGACTTGAAAAATTAAAAGAAAATGCAAGAGCGCAATTAAAAATAAATGAAGAAGAAGCCGCAGCCGCTAAACTTTTAAAATCTCAAAAAATAGATGCAGTACAAAGTACACTTTCAACTATTGGAAATTTAGCAGAATTATTTGCTGGTAAATCTAAGAAACAACAAGAGCAAGCATTTAAAATTCAAAAAGCCGTTAATATAGCAAATGCAACTATAGATACTTACAAAGCTGCTACAGGTGCTTATTCTTCTTTGTCGGCTATTCCTGTAGTTGGACCTGCATTAGGTATTGCTGCAGCAGGTTTGGCTTTAAGTGCTGGGTTATTAAATGTTAAGAAAATTGCATCTACAAAATTCGATGCTGGTGGCGGTGGCGGAACTCCTCCAAGTGGTGGTGGTGGTGGTGGTGGCACAAATGCAATGCAAGGTAACGTTATAACTCCAAACTTTAATATAGTAGGTAATAACGGCACAAATC